AGTAGGTATTACAACAGACGCGGGTACAGCCTATGGACGCTATGCAAGTTCAATCGGAAAAGCGGCTAAAGATTTAACTATGGGTGAACGCCGTCAAGCGGTTATGAATCTTGTACTTCAAGAAGGAACCAAAGCGGCGGGCGCCTTTGCTTTATCTTTAACATCACCAGCAAAATTAGTTGAGGAATTTAGCCAACTAAATAAAGAATTACAAGTGACTATGGGCGGAGCGCTTCTTAAAGGTTTTAGCCCAATTATCAAATCAGCATACGGTTTCCAAGCGGCAATCGTAAGAGCCGTTGGCTCAGGCGGAAAATTAGAAAAAATAGTTGATGCTATTGGAAAAGTATTAGTAAAACTTACAGCCCCTATTTCTACTGTTGTAGATAAATTTACAGAGTTTATTGACGGCATGGATTTGACGGGTACTAAAGTAGAGGACCTTGCTGGTAAATTTGAAATAATTCTTCCAGTCGTGGCAGGGTTTGGAACCGCCTTTGCGACTATGGCTGGTACACACATTTTTGCAAACATCCCTATCTTTGGCGCCCTGCTTAAAATGCTCAACCCAGTAGCCGTTGGATTTGTTGCTATGGCTATGACATCTACGCAAGTTCAATCAGCAATGGGTCGCTTACTTAAAGCATTACAGCCCTTACTAAGTGTAGCCAAAAATATCGCCGATGTATTTAGTAAAGTATTGGCTGTTGCGGTTATGGTATTCGCGGCGGCAATTAGGGGAGTTGCTGTTGTTGTTGAAAGAGTTGTTGGGTTTTTACAAAAATATAAAACTGTTGCTTATGCTCTAGGGGCAATTTTAGCGGCGGTAACTCTTGGCGTTATGGCTTACACAATTCAAACAAGGTTAGCGGGTACGGCTACTACTCTAAAAGCCACAGCAGTCAAGGCTTTGAATAAAGCCCTGCTTATTTTGAAAAGCACAATCTTTTTATATGTGGTCGCTATTGTGGCTCTTATTGCCGCGTTTGTCTACGCATGGAAAAATAGCGAGACATTCCGTGAGGTAGTAACAAATGTATTTAATTCAGTTGCTCAAACAGTTGGAACAGCCTTGGCTTGGATTCTAACTGGGCTTGGTAATCTACTTATTGCCTTTGGTCAAACAATTAGTCCTGCAACATCTTTTGGTCAAACTTTAATTAGCGTATTTCAGTTTATTTATCAGACCGTTCTCACCGTGGTTATTGGCGTGGTCAAGAGTTTGATGATGTTCCTTAACGCCTTGAAGTATGTTACTAGCGGACAGACAGCCTTTGGCAAGGTAGTTCGAGCGGTTATGAACTTTGTGTTCAAAGCCTTTGCTACCGTAGTTGGTGGCATCCTTAAATTTATTGGCTTCTTCCTTGAGGCTCTTGGAATGTTGCTTGATACTCATGGAATTGTTGGCAAGATTATTGGAATGGTTCTTGACTTCCTTTGGAAAGCCTTCGCTACGGTTATCGGTGGAATCATTAAATACATTGGAATGTTTATTGAATTCCTAGGTAACCTTCTTGATACAAACAACATTGTAGGTATGTTAATCGCCAAGGTTCTTGACTTCTTGATTGATGCTTTCGCCACAGTCTTTGGCGGTATCTTTAAGTTTATTGGAACATTTATTAGTATCTTGGGAGACTTGCTTGATGCCAATTCATTTGTTGGCAAGGGCATAGCCAAGGTTATTAACTTTATTGCTGAAGTTTATTTCAATCTTGTGAGCAAGGTGTCAGGGTTCCTAGCAAAAATCGTGGGCGCTTTAGTCGATTGGATTAAGGGCAATCGTGAGGCTCTTAATATAGCAATCGGTTTGTTTAACAATTTTGCAGAAGGAGTTGGAAAAGCGCTTGCTTTAATTCCAAACTCTCTTGCTTCTATTTTAGAAAAAATTGGTTCTTTTGTTAAAGCGGCTTCAGAAAAAATTGCTAAATTCTTTAAGGATGCGGCAGATGCCGCCCGAAGCAATATCTTAACAAAGGCGCTCGCTGGACCGCTAGATAGTCTTTCAGAAAAGTTTACCGCAATGGGAACTTCTGTTGGTGAAACTTTTAACAACCTAGCAAAGCCAATCCGTAATTTTGCTACCAGCATTACCAACGCAACAAAGCAGGTAATAGGCGACAAGGCACTTGATGAAGTTATAGCAAAAGTAAAAGTTTTTCAAAGCACTTTAGTTGGTGTGTCAAAAACTGCAAGCACTTTAAGCGAAAAAGAGTTTGGAACCGACTTAGTTAATTTTATTTCAGGCGGTATAAAAAACATTGGTGCTGTATCTCAAAAAATTGGTAACACAATTTTGCAAGTTACTAAGGTTCCTATTGCTGAAGGTTTAATTCAGGCTATATCTGATGCTTTAACTACCGTTGGTGGTTTTGCTAAGAAGGCTGGCGAAACAGTTCTTGAGGCTGGCGATATTAAATTAGGAACCGAACTGGTTCAAATGCTTTCAGATGCTTCAAAGTTTATTGGTGGGGCTGTAAGTAAAGTTGGAGATTTTGTAAGCGAATTAAAACAGTTTGAAGTTGGCGACATCCTTGGCGATTTAATTGGAAATGTAGTTGATTTTGCTATTCCACAACTTGAGAAGTTAGTCAATGTTATGGAAGGGCTTAAAGATGTTGAGGTTGGTAAGTTCCTAGTTGAGAACTTAAGTTCACTTAGTCTCAAGGCTGGCGAAACAATTCTTGGTTTTGCTTCAGCGGTTAAGTCATTTACTACTGGCAATGTGCTTGGAAAAATTACAGACGCTTTTGGTGACTTGGCAGATAAACTTAAAGAGGGCTTAGGTTTTGGCGATGTTCTTGAAGAAGAAAGAAAACGCGCTAAGGCTTTAGAAGGTATGAACGGCGAAGATGATGCCACCCTTAACGAACTTCAAAACTCAGCAGACTTAATGAAGAAGATTCGTGATGCAATGACCGCTGGTATTGAGTCAATGCGTGATGTACTTACAGACTTACAGGATGCGGCTAAACAGTTTGCCGATTCGCTTAAGGACACAATCTTAAGTTTTGCAGGTCTTAAGGGAGTAGAACTTCCTGACGGATTTATTCCAAAGGCTAAGTCCCTTATTGAAAATATGCGGATGCGTTTGGATAAGAGCCAACAGTTTGCTAATCAGATTCTTACTCTTCAGGGATTAGGTCTTGACGCTAAGGCAATCCAAGATTTAGTTGAATCAGGACCAATTAAGGGCGCTCAACTTGCGGCGTCAATCCTTGGTGGCGGTGTCGATGCTATTAGCCAAATCAATGAATTGCAAAAACAAATTGGGTTTACTGGTGCGGCGATTGGTAAGTTTGGTTCTGAAGCGGCGTTTGGTCAAAAGATTGCCAACGCTCAATTAGGTATCGCTGAGGTTACAGATGCTCAAGCAAGAATCAGCGGAGTTAGCGGAAACAACATTGTTATTGAGCAGGGTGCTTTCGTTGTTAATGTTGATACAACTGGCGCACAAAACATTGACGAAAAGGCTGACATCATTACTCAGAGAATTCAAGAAACATTCGCTATATTGGCAAAGGAGTTGGCTAACAAATAATGGCTACCTATACACTTCGCCCCAACGCTAACTGGAACAACGCTTCAGCCTTTACTATCTCAGGCGGTTCAGGCTCAGTTCATGCGGCGCTATCCGACAACAGCGATTCAACTTTCATCACCCGTACAAGTACAACAGTTCCCGCCTCTTACGAAGCAGAGTTTGGCACACAGACTCTAGCGGCTACCGAGAGAGTGGCGTATGTAAATTTGAGAGCAAGAGGAACTATCGGAACAACTGGAAGCATTGAGTTGAGCCTTGGCGTAATCACAGACCGCAATGGTCGAACAGTCAGTTACTCAGTTCCTTTCTCTAAAGCCAACACCCTCGCCTTGTCTACCCTTGATACCGCTTTGCAATTAACCAGCGCTCCAAATGGTCAAGCGTGGACTCAAACTCTTATTGATAATCTCGTAGTTAAGTTCACAGATAACGCAACGGCTTCAGGTGACCGCGCTGGTCTTTATGAATTGTATGTAGATGTTATTACAACAACACAACCAACAGTCACCGTGACCGCTCCTACTAGCACAATTACAGATACAACATTCCCGTCAGTTGTTTGGACTTATGCTGATACAGATGGTGACCCACAAAATGCCTACGAGATTAAAGTTTTTGATTCGGCTACCTATACTGGTGGAAGTTTTAGCGCCGATACTTCTACTCCAACAGTACAAACTGGCATCGTTACTTCAAGCAATAACGGTCAAACTCTTGAAGCAGACCTAGCAGATGGAACAACTTATCGAGCCTATGTTCGTGTGGCTCAATTATTAAATGGTTCTAACTACTTTAGCGACTGGGCTTACAGCCAATTTACTATTGATGTTGATGCTCCAGCGACACCATTGATTACCGCTTTTTATGATTCTCAAATAGGAGCCGTAACGGTTACAGTCTTTGGTAGAACCAATTCTTTGTCACCAAACCAAGCATCCCTTGAAACTAACACGACTGGATGGGAAGCAGTTACAAACTGTGCGATTGCTCGTTCAACAGCGCAAGCCTCAATCGGTAGTGCCTCCCTTGAAATTACAGCAAGTTCAAGCGCTGACGCAGTTGCCTCAACTACTACCGCGACTAAGTTTGCAGTCACAGCAAACCAAGAGTTCTCTGCTATTGCTGACTTCAAAGCAAGTACAACAACTCGCTCAGTCTCAGTTGGTATTCGTTACTTAACTTCGGCTGGTGCCACTATCAGTACAACTTACGGAACATCAGTTAGCGCAACCAGTTCAGCCTTTGTTACAGCAAACGCTACGGTGCTTGCTCCGCCTACGGCTACTCATGCTCAAGTGTTTGTAAGAATTACAAGCGCTGGTTCAGGTGAGATTTTCTATGTAGACAAAATTGCTTTTCACTCGGGAGATACTCCAGTCTTTACCCGTGGAGGATTTAGTGCTTTTGCTTTTGATGTTGAACGCTCCTCTGATGGAACTAATTACACAACAATTCGTAATAGCCCAATCACGGCGGACAGTACACAAATTGCAGAAATCAATGACTACGAAGTTCCTATTGCTACAACAGTTACATATCGTGCGAAAGCGAGGGCTGACATCTAATGGCAACAATCTCCTCGGGGTATACAACTACCGTACCAATTCAAATTACAAATCCTGCTATTTGGTCATTTGTTGCGCCTGAAAAACCAACAATCAAAGCAGTTGGCATAGATGTTTTACAACCACTTAATTCAACGATTGTTGAATCGTATGGAGTCTTTAAGCCACTAGGCGCATCAAAGACGGTTATCGTTTCTCAATCAATTTACGGTGTTGATGGAAATTATGAGTTTGTAACTACGGGTGAAACAGAGTGGAACGCGCTATATCCGCTTTTAACCTATCAAGGCACAATTCATGTTCATGACCCACTCGGGCGCCAAAAGTATGTTCGCTTTGTAGATAGAAACTGGACGGAATCAGGAAATATCAATTCTTTAGTTCGTCGAGTTAAAGTCACCTACTTTGAGGTCTCGGCTCCATAATGTATCCAGTTTCCGAAAATTTCAAAACAGCAGTTCGGAAATCTCATTCAACCACAGTTAAGATTGAGATTTACGATATGGCTAATGGAACGATTCTAAGTACCGCTTCTCCAATCAGCGGTGAGGTGACCATTGATAATCGTCGGTCAATCCGCCGTGAGTGTTCTTTAGAGTTTGTCGATACAGATGGAACCCTTGTCCCGACTAATAACATCTCATCAGTTCTTTTGCCGTATAACCGTGAAGTAAAGATTTACAGAGGTATTGTTTTTGGAGATGGCACCGAAGAGTTAGTTCCTCTTGGTGTTTTTATCATCACTAGCGTGGACATAAGTGAGTCCGCTCAGGGAGTTAAAGTTTCAATCAAGGGTTCAGACCGTAGCCTTATCTTGGCTCGGGCTAAGTTCACCAATCATGAGTTCTACATTGAAGATGGTACGGCTAAAGAAACAGCCATTGCGAACATTCTTAAGTATCGTTACCCACAAGTTCAAACTATTTTTCCTGCCACAAACCAAGTAACCACTTTGCTCTATCCAACTCTTGACCAGTCAAGTGACCCTTGGCGAGAGGCTCTCAAGATTGCCGAGTCCGCGTCTATGGACTTGTACTTTGATGAGAGCGGAATTGCTCGCATGAGACCAATCCCTGACCCTGATAAGGGAACAGCCGTTGCTGAATATACGGATGGTTCTGATTCAGTTCTGCTTCAGATTGCTCGCTCTCTTTCAATCGATGAGTCCTATAACGGAGTTATCTATACAGGAGA